ACCCACCCCCTTTATATCACCCCCCCTATAAACTTGAACAAAAATTTAAAACAAAAAAAGCACAACAAAGCTACAAAGTTTATTTTGTAACGATTGCTATGCTATACTATCATACTATATACACTACTACTACACTACTACTATTCTTCTTTATCTCCTCCGTCTATTTCTTCTTTCTTATTAGTTAAGAACTTATGTAGATGACTAACTACTACTGCTAAGTATACAGTTCCAATCAATGATATTAGTTCATCACTAATCATTCCTTTAAACACTGTCACACCTGATACATAAACAGACAGGACAATTAACTCTACTGCTATTCTTTTTTTAACACTAGGTTTTAATGTACCAGTATCTATAAACTCTAGTGCTAAACTAAGTAACTGCATAAATACAACTAAGCCAATTGCTTTCAATGTTTCAATCATTTTCTTTCTTCTCCTTTATTATTAGTTTTCTATCTCGTATGTTTGTAATGTACCAGTATAACAGTAACCACCATATAGCCATTTACCGTTAGGAATTGAATCAAAAAATGTAGCTTGCCAACGTTTAGGAACGTATGAACTATAATTATCATCTCTGACTTTGTATAAGGTCATGTAGTTCCCTTTAGCTTTACACTGTAAGTAGTCTATTCCGTTCGGTTTAGGGTTGTATATGATAGTATTATTCCAATTCACATTATCAGGTATTTGTTTAATGTCCTGATAGTATTTGATTGTAGGGTTGACAATTTGTGCAAAGTTCTCGACTTCTGCTTTACATTCAAATTCTTGTGTAACTGGATTAAAACCTCTTGTTTCAAACCCTTTATGTATATTGACTTTGAATGCTGAACAAAAAGCATAATCTTCGCTATAATAAAAACCAAAGTTTGCTGACACTTCACGCATTCCTTGTCTACCCTCGTAGAAAGTCCAATCATAATATTCTTGCTCATGTAATCTAAAATCAGTCCCCAATCGTTCAGAACCATCAAACATCATAATATTTTTCACTTTCCAAGAACTATCTTTTTTAGCTCTCCAACGTATGGTTCGTTTACTCAAGTCAGTTATAGGACTTTTACAAGTGAATGTGATTGTACATCTATGCCATGAAGTATCTTCTGAATCAATGAAACTATTCCAACTAACGAAACCGTCAGTACCTGATGGATGCAAAGAACCATTGACATAAAACGGTTTCCTTGTGTCTACAAAAGTCCAGTCACTTGCTCCTGCTCCTATGAAGCTTTGTATATCTCCTTTTATAAAAGGAGTTGTTCGCTTCATATCCCATTGTAAAGTGTAAGTTTTGCCTGCTTGTAAAAAAGACAGTTGATTGCCAATAATGTAATCTTCATCATTTTTATTACTAGGACACTTAAAACCATAATACCCACTTTCATAAGTACCATAATCAAAAATGTCTCCGTTAGCTCCAAAAGTTTGCCATACCGTTCCGCCTGATTTTGTGAAGTAGTCTTTAGTCCACAAATCCCTACCCTGATTAAAAGGGTCAACAAATACCCAACCACCTTTGAGCAAGTTTTTGTACCCTCCACGTTTCATTGTAGGTACTTGCATAGTTTCTTTGAACATTTCCCAATAATCGGCTTTATGAATGTTAAACTCGATTTCACGACGACCCAAGCCTATAAGGTCTAGTGGGTTGTTTATATGTACTGTTTTACCGTTTATTGTACTATCCATTGTGTAGCCCTCTCATTCCGTAACCGTCAATTATAAACTCTTTACCGCTATAATTCAACTGTGTTGTTCCGTCTGTCCAACCTGTAATATTATTATTAATTTCGCACCTCATTAACACCCCTGCTTGAACCATTGTAATTTGTTTAGCTTGAGGGCTTACACGCATACCTGTTTTAGTTATAGCCCATTTTTTGACCATTTCTGAACCTTTTAGCATGTAAACATTACTCAATACTTTAACTCTATATATTTTCATGTCTACGTCTATGTATCCCTCTACGTACATCTCTCCACTTTTAGAACTTTGCAAAGGGTCAGCATAAAACATTACACAAAAGTCCATTTCTTCATCATAATACAGTCCCATATAAACAGCTTTATTACTAAAGAAATCAATATATTGCTTTTTGCTCAATGCTACTTGTATATTACTCTTACTAAAATTAATCAATTCAATAGGGTTGTGTATTAACAACTCCTCAAAATTTAACCATGAAATCATTTACTTGTATACCCTTTCTATTGTGCATAAACCAGTCATAAAGTCAACCGAACGAACTCCACACTCCCCATAAGTCAAATTACTTACATTTGCTTTTTGCCCCCACCAAAATAGTTTGGTATTGTATGCAGTTGCGTACATTTGAGGGTTAAACTTAACTTCGTTATACTTGATAACTGGAAACAATTCTTCTACTCCTAGTGTTATCGGTCTAACGTTTGCAGGAAAATCAGCATAATTTTTATCTGTCATGATAACATTACCTTTTAATTCTCCATTTTTTGGTATAATACCCCAAACTCTAGCCTGCGCCATGTAATCTGACGGTATCGCTAATTCTCCGCTCTTGCTCCATGTTCCGTTGGTTTGTTGTTGAAATAACCATGCTTTTTTAGTATTATAGTTAGCAAAAAGAATTTGCGTTGGTACTGGTCTAGTTCTTGAATCTTCGTACTCTCTAAACCAATCTTCCGTACTACGTTCTGTTTTTAATACCCCAGTTGCCCAAATAGTCGTAGCACTTGAAACGCCTTTTAGCTTTCTTGTGTCCGTTTCGCTTAGTTTAGGCTTGTAAGGTGATAAAACTACCCCAGTAGGGAACGCTACGCTTCCAGTCCATTCATTCATAGAAGTATAGTTAGTTTTTTCGCTGACTCTACAATTCCCAATGTTATAACTTGCACGCATTTCATCCGCATAGATTTTAAAGTCCCAATTTGACCAATAAGAACCCATGTTATAACCTGTATTAAGCATTGCTGAATAAATTGTTTCATCTACTCTATAACGTTTGTCATCTAGTTGATAATACCAACCCTCTACGATGTTACTTGCCATTTCTCCAAAAGTGCAATCAATTGCAGTATTTATGTCAGTAACGTATAACGGTTCTTGGTTATCTGCCCATGCCTTTGTGTCGCTGTCAAAAGTTTGTCGCTTTTCTGTGAACTGTTCAGGATAAATGACGTTACCAGTCAAATCAAATATACCCTTGTCTCCATTCAAAACGTGAAATTTTAGCGTTCTACCTGCTTCGGTGTCATAAGTATCTGAATCAATTCCAATCAATACACGCTGACCTAGTGGGCGACTATAACACCAAACGGCTTCTTGTTTACAAATTCCTCTTTCCTCTAAGTAAAAGAGTTCTTTATCAGTTTTAGAACCTACCCAAGTATAAACTTTATAATCAACGCTTTGTGGTGGTGTACCCTCATAAAACCCAGTAAACGGCGGTGTTCCGTCATCTGTATTAGTCTTTCGATAGCCGTTAAACTCATCTCTATCCTCAACGAACGGAGTAACCTCTCCACCTTGTTCAATCTTAGGTAAATACACTTCAAATTGTACAAAATCGCTTGTTTGTGCTACTTCAAAGGCTATACCAAACTTTTCAACCGTTTCCGTACTAGGTAGCGTGTAAATTTCTTTTACATCTAAGTATTGATTAGGTTGAACTCGGTATGTACCTACAAGCTCATTTTTGGTACCGTATAGCAATTTTAACCGTACCTCTAGTACATTTATACCTGGATTGTATAAAGTCCCTGACAAGCCATATTTTTGCCCTTGTTTGAGGTTTGGTGTTACAAAGTTAGGGTATAAACTAGGATATTGTTTTCTTTCATAATCTGTACAAAAAGCAATACCGCTTATTTTATTCTCTCCTTGCGGTTTAGTGACAATAGAACCATAACTATATGGTCTATTCCAGTCATCAGGACATTTTTTCCTTTGCCAACGCTTGCTTGTTTCTGGACCTGTCGTTCCGTCTAACAAATAGATATGTTGTGGCAAATATTGAATTGTTTCGATACTCTTTAAAGAACAACGTTGTACAATGTTCCAATTAGGTTTTTTAATTGTGAAATCTCTACCTGTGTTAGGATTCCAGCAATACGCTTTAAAAATAGTCATTCTATTGCTAAGCCCTCCACTAAGTCTACTAGTTCTTTCTCTGTGCTTACTTCGTCCACTTTTTGTTGTTTAAGTTTAACGTTTGCGTCAACATAAACTCCCTCAATCTCCATTAGTTTCAACAATGCCGAACGGTCTGGCAGTTTGTTTACTTCGGTAACTGTTCGCCCTGTTTCTGTCTTCCGTCCGTTAGGGTTGTTTTTATATTGGATAACTGTTTTTGTTTCTTTTCCTCCAAACGCTAGGGTTTTTAACGCCTCTAGCATTTTTTTATTTTCTTCTTCTGTCATAGCCATTAGATGAAATAGTCCTCACTTTCTTCACTTTCTAAGAACCACCACATCAAGTTGATTAAAGCGTCAGCCAAATCAATCTTATCTGTATAGCCCTTTTTGATAATACGCATTAGCCCAAAATCGTTTATTTTCGTTTCTGCGTTCATTAAATGCACCGCTAGTAGTTTACTATCAAAATGTATTTTCCCCTCCTCCATGAGCTTTTGAGTGGCTTCTAGGGTATTTGATAGCTTAAAGCTGTTCTGCATTACTTTGTTATAGAATTCAATGTCATAAGTCTGCTCAAATTTATCAATGAAATTCTTAGCATAGTTAGGGTCATAATTCAACGCAATCGGAACACTACCATTCATAGCACTCATAAAAGCGTCCCATGCTTCGCCTGACATGTTATTTATACCCTCATGTGTTATTGTTTCCCCTAAGTGTTTAAATTTATCTTCTGCACTCTCTGGCATGACAGGGATAGCTTTAAAATAATAGTGTCCGTTTTCTCTGTACCCTATCACAGTACCCCAAACATCGCCACGTACTGAAAAGTCTGAACCAATAGCAACTAAACGACCCTCAAAGTCTAATGGTGGTACTAGACATTTGTCTACAATTTGTTTTGTAAAGATTGTAGTGCTGTCAGTCATTGATAAATTAAAACGTTTAGTGATAATTTTAGCCATTTTAACAGGGTTACCGATTGCCCCTATAAAGTCCTTTTGAATGTCCTCAAGACTTAAAGTGTAACCTAAAGCTGGGTTTGCTTTAATATATTTAGAACTGTCTTTTACTTCGTCATAATCGTCTAAAGCATAATAGAATACCCAATGACTGAAATCATCATCTTTTACCCATTCTTTCCAACTTTCAAGCTCGTCATCATAAGCACCGCCACGAATAACGTTGTTTGTAGTTGAAATAAAAAGCGTACCCTTGTTTTTTCTTAGCCCCTGTCTAATAGTGATGAGAGGGTTCTTTTTAAACGCACCAAATTCATCTATGATAATAAGTTGTTCACGTCCACCGTCTAGCGTGTCCTCGTTACTAGCGTAGATAGAAATCTCTGTGCCTTTACTTTTTAGAATTGAATTTTCTTTTACAAGTATCTGTTCTTTGTTTAGTTTGAACTGGTTTTTAAACTTATTAATGATAGTGCCTTGACAGTTTCCCATAGCTCTGAAATGCTTCATCAAGATTTTTTCTGCTTGGTCTTTTTTGGTAGCCATTAAAGCTATAACGCTATTAGGTTTAGGAAACAAAAAGAGTTCAATCAAGGCTATCATGACATCAAGAATAGATTTTGCGTTTGAACGTCCTACAATAACAACAAACTCATCAATTTGATAAGGTGTGCAATACATCAACGTAAGCACCGCCTTGTGATAAGGTATGATTTTAAAGCGTTCGTTATTAGGCAAAGTCATAAATTCCTCAATGAAATTAAAGATTTTATCTGCCTTTTTGTAGTCTATTTCATGCTCGATTTTAGCCACTTTCTTTTTTAGTAGCTTAATCATTTCGCCATTATCTTTATCTTGTCCTATCCAGTCTTGAATTAAACTCATTTTTACATCTCCTTATATTAACCCCTCCGCTATAATTCTAGCGTAGTCTATTAAATCTCCGCTTCGTTCCATTCCTTGGTGGCATTTATGGCAAAGAACTTCGGTAGGTACGTTTATTACTTCTTTGTAAAAGTCATTGACTTCTAACATGTCATTGTTCCATTGTAATGGTATAACGTGATGACAAATTAAGTGTTCTGTACTCCAACACTTCTCACAATGTCCTACCCTGTTCTTTTCTTCACGTGCCTTTTTTATCCACCTAGGGTCATTGTATAACTTGCTTTTAGTATAAATCAACGCTTGTTTAGTTTTACCCCATTTCTTTCTAGTTTGTTATAAATTTCGTTCGCAATTCTACGACCGTCCGCACTAGATTGTACGTAAATTTTGATGTCTTGTTGTGAGTTGTCTTGTGTTCCAATGCTTGGTGTTGCGGTTGTACCTTTTGTTGCTCGTGCATAAGGTTGGACCGCATTAACTGCTCTGCTGATTGCTTCCCTACCACCTGCAAAGAATTGTAAGTCCAATGGTAACTGTCCATTTCTTGAACCTAGAATTTTTTGACCTAGTGAAGTAGGTTCTTTAATTCCTAGAGGGTCAATGTTACTTGTTAGCCAATGAAAGTCACTAAAAGCATCGCCCCATGTACTGTTCTTTCTGAACCCCAATGCTTTACCAAGTAAACCAGTATTACCTCCAATGTTGCGTGAAAGGTTCAATGCACTTTGTACGGCACTATAAGCGTTATTTGCCCAATTATACAAATCTTTTAATGAACTAATAGCTGAACCAACTTTACCTAAGAAACTACCGATAGAAGTAAAGTTCATTTTGTTGAAGAAGTTTTCAACTGCTCGTTTTGCATCATTGACTGCACCTTTCATTTCATCATTTGATACTTTACCGTCATGGTTCTTGTCAATGATTTGTGTTAATGCACCAACTGCTTTACCTGCCATTTGACCTAACTGGCTTCCGATAGTGCTTGCCATTGTTGTGGCGTTGTTTCCTAGGTTACCCATGTCTATGCCTGTATCGCCTAAGCCTTTACGGAAACCGTCCAATGCACTTGTATTAAAACCGTTAGCAATCATTTCACGAATTTGCCCCCACGTGCTAGGACCTGAAGCGACAAGCTCGTTCCCTTTTTGTTGGAATAATTCAAGCGCTCTGTTCATTACATTTGTATCTATAGCACCGTCTGCCATAGCTTGTTTAAATTCTGCTAGTCCAATGTTGGTGTGATTAATTTCGTTATATGCTTGAATCAACATATCACGGAATTGCGCACCAAGTGCTGATTGCATGATTTGATTGAAGTCTTGAGCGTGTAAAGCACCTGAACCCAACGCTTGAGCTAAACCATAAGAGAATTGCTTCTGTGTGTCCATTGTTAGCCCTAAGCTGTCCCCCACGGCATTAATTGAATTAACAATTTTAAATGCTTGGTCGCCTGTTAGACTAGTATAACCTGAAATGGTAGACCCTAACTCGTTCAGGTCATTACGTTGTGATTTTAGAAGTTCACTACCTGAATCAATGTATGAATTGAAACGTTTGTAACCCTCTGCACCGTCTGACAAAGTAGCTGACAAGCTCTTTTGTGCCTGAATTTGTCTATCATAGGTATTCATTAAGTTGTTAGCAAAACCACCAACTAAGTCAGTAGCTTTTGAAATTCCACCAGTAACAAGTGATAAGCCTGCTGAAATACCACTAACAACATTACCAACTTTTGAGAATGTTCCTAATAGCGAACTACCCGCACTTTTTACGTTATCAACTACGCTTGAAAGTCCTCCGCTTTTAACTCCTTGTGATCCTACTTTAGCTAGTTCTGTGCTTAGTCTAGTCGCTTGCGTTTGTGCTTTGATTAACTGGCTTTCTAATGCCTGTACTTGTTTTTGTGTAGCACCTGACATTTTTGCGTTTGCAAGTGCCTTTGTTAAATTATCAACGTTCTGCTTAGCAAGGTTTAAAGCTCTTTGAGTTTCTTTAATACCTTTGTCTTTCATAGTCACAGAGCCTGTTATTTGAGCGTTCCTATTAGTTTCTTTAGCTAGGCGACCGATATTATTAATTTCTCTTTGTGCTTCCCTAGCACTACTTAAAACGCCTTTAGTGTCCAGTTCTGCCTGAATGACATATTTTTCTTTAGCCATTGTTTGTTATACTCCTTAATTTACGCTTAATCGCTTTAGTTTTGTCGTCCATTTCGTGAGTAGCTTTAATTAGTGTTTGTCCATAACGTTGATGTAAGTGACGGTCATGTAATAAGACATTGAGCATTCTCCAACTTTCATCTTTATCTTTAAAACCGTTAATAATACCAATGTTACCACTTTTAAGCGAACCGTATGACCTAGTAACTTGTTTGGTAATTTTCTTGGTATCAAATTTTGCACGATATCCTGAAAAGTCGCCACCTAATGAACTTTTATAACTGCGTTTTACTTTGTTCTGATTAGAATTAAAAGCGTCTACCATTTCTAACCAAGCTTTTTTCATCTGTTCCTCTGTGAACTTTTCTATTCCTATGAATTGCTTATAGGTTGCCATAATTTTACCTCCACATGTTCCGATTTGTTTAGCTCTTCTGCGGTTGTTTTCTTCTTCTCTTTAGGTGTCAACGCTGAAATTAGTTTTAGTGTCCACCCTAAAGGTCTATGGCTATATACTTCGTAGGGAACTCTAAAAGCTGTCATAGCACTAACAATTGCAAGTGTTGTAATTCTTGCGGTTTCCCCTATTTCTTCTTTGCTAGTGCTATCGCTTTTTTTGTTTCGTCTACCAGTTGTTCCATAAGTTCGGCAACTGTAACAGGTAACAAACCACCAATTAAAGCACCTAGAATTTCATCTAATGTATACTGTGGAGCACAAGCCCAAAAGAATAATGCCAAACTGTGATAATCACGTTCGTTCAAATCTCCAAAATAAATTCCGTTGTCTTCCATACGTTCTAATGCTTTAAAATCAAATTTAAAATCTTCTTTCTTCATCTGTGTATCTCCTTATAAATTAAAATAAAAGAGTGGGAACTATTATTTCCAAGCCCTCCACTCTTAAAATTACGCTTTGATGTCAGTACTTGTGAGCGGCTTAAGGTCTGTAAACAACTTTTTGAAAGCAAGTGCCGGTCCACTTGTTCCAGTTGCTAGGTCTTTGTCAGACACTTTGAACTTAACAAACAAGCGTTTTTGACCACCAAGTGCAAAATTTCCAGTCGTCACAGTAGCTTTGTGTTCGTATTCCTTACCTGTTGGACTTTCTTCGTCAGCTTGTGCTGTGTCACTAGGTGTTGTAGCCTGAACACTTGGATAGAATGTTGCTTTGTACCCTGTTCCGTCGTCATCACGGTAACGTTCAGCATAAGCAAAACCATAAGGTTTGTAATTTGCTGCGTCATCAGTCAAGAACCCTGAAACACTTCCAAACCCTAAAGCATGAGTTGCAAAGGAATCAGGCAAGTCATAAGACTTAACTGTAATCTCTGTGTTTTTAGAACCTGCAATAGTACGATAAGGAGCGTTAAACCCTGCATAAAAATTTTTGTTTTCTTGGTTGGTTTCTGTTTCAATACCACGCAAACCTGCGATGGGGATACCTGCTTTTGACCCTGTAAGGTCTGTGAACACTACCCCATACCCTAGACCGTGTGTCAATTCATTTTTTGATGTATATGCCATTTGTTTTTTATCCTCCTACTGCTGTTTTCCAAGTTTTAATAGCACCGTCTTTGAGGAAACCACCACAAACTAAAACAGTACCATATACTTGTACTTTATTATAACGAACATCTTTAGTTACTTTAAACTCTGGTACTAAGTCCCCTGCAAGAATACCCTTGTAAGGGTTAATAAGAATTTTATCATAAATTTTACCAGGTACGTTGTTATAGCGTTTAAAACTAACGGTTTCGATTTTTGTTACTCCGTTTACAACTGGCGTAAAATCATTTTCTTTTACAAAAAGGATATCGTCGCCTGACTGTGAAAACTTATCTGCACTTTCGTTCTTTTTAATAGCCCCAACAATTGAACTATTAGTTAGTGTGTTGTGTGTTCCGCCCCAAATTAAGTGACTTTCGATTGTTTGATACAAAGCATCTCGAACTGTTTGCAATGCGTCTTGTATTCCGTCAGCAGTCAAGTTTCCTGCGTCAGCTAAGTTGATACCAAACCCAAAACCACGAGGGGTTAGAATTTTATAACTCGTTTCAGCTATATCTAACACTCCACCTGTTTGCCCTTGTTCTTTAGCTTCAGGAAAGCCTGTTAGATTGACCGACTGCAATAAATCTGCCCCAACTTTAGGAATACGTGACAAGAGAGGGAACGAGTCTCCAAGCCCCCCCACATTAATCACATTATTCACATTTTTAATTTGTTGAACATAACGGTCTGTGATATTAAAATCAGACATTATTTACCCCTTTCTTATTTTTTACCTCTTGAAACTTCTTCAGTTACTAGCCGTTTTTTTTAAGGTATGCTGAACGGTTTTTACCACGGATAGAACCACCCACAAGAGTTTCAGAAAGCCATTGTTCAACGTTATAACGGAGGTCAAAATCGTTGTAATTTTCCATGTTCAAATCTCCGATAAGAACATACTCATCGTGATTGTATACCGCTACTTCGTCTTTAGGCATCCAGACACGTGTTTCAAGATTAACAGCCCCAAACGATTGAGCGATTTGAGCCTTTGTCGCAAGTTCGTTGAATCGTGAGTGTCCGTCTGTTCCTTTAGCTTTACGCAACTCTGCAAAAGTTTGTGGACTCATAACGATTGTGATTGCGTTAGAAATTGAGCATTCAGCAACTGCGTCAGTGATACCCTCAAACAAATCTTTATATTGAATTTGTTTTGTCCAACCGTCTGTGGCATTTTTCAAACCATAGAAACCGTTAGAACCGTCAGCAGAACCAAGAATCATGTTGTATTCCACTTTTTGAATAACACGGTTTACCATTTCAGACATTACATATTCAGATAACGCACCTGAATCATTTACACCTCGAACAGTTGCTTTGTCCATTTGTAGGTATGCTTCTGCCATTTGTGGACGTAGTGAGCGTTTTGTAGCTGTTTGAGCTTTGTTTTTGTCTGTACCTGCTTTGAAAGTACCTTGTAAGAAAGTATCATCTACACCGTCCTCTGCAAGTGTCAAACCTTGGAAACGTGCTTTCATAGCACCGTCATAAATACCTGACTTACGTGCATATTTAGAAGTGATAGACCCTAGAGAGTTGACAACGTTCAAAGCTGAAGCGTTAGCAAATTCACGCAAGAAACCTTGTTCAGGCATTTCAGCCATTTTGCTACCAAGTTCACGCATAAATTTACGCTCTGCGTCTTGAGGTTTTTCGCTAGGGATAGACGCTTCACGTTCTTTTTTAAGTTCTTCACGTTCTTTGTTAAGCTCTTCTACTTTAGCTTCAAGTTCTCGAACTTTTACACCTGCTTCAATTGCTTGCTTCATGATTTCTTGTGTTTCGTTTGCACCCATTTGTTTTTGTTCTC